GTCGGCGTCATTGCTCTCGGTGAAATCCGGCACCAGCGAGTAGTAGCGGTAGGCGATGGTGTCGGCCGAGTCGGGCTTGGGGTAAAGACTTATCTGCACATAGCCGGAGCTGTCGACGCCATCGAGGACGGCCCAGCGGGGGTCGCCGCTGACCGAGTGGTCGGGGTCGGCCGCATCCAGATCCTGCGACGACATCACGATGATGACGTGGTTCTCGGTGGTGTTGCGAAAGCTCAGGGGTGTGATGGCATCCGACGCCAGGCTGTAGGTCTGGGTGCCGTCCACCGTGGCGAACGTCGACGCCTTGAACATCCAGTTCCACTTCTCGCGAGACTGGACGTCTTTGCCCACCATATTCAAGTAGGTCCGCGCCCCGTCCTTGAACGTCGACGATCCGACGTTGAGGCCCACGCGGCGCAGCGCCGCCTGCATCACTTCCAGGTTCGTCATATCAGATTCGTCCAAGAGCCATTCTCATAGCCCTGGAATTTGTTGGTGGATGAGTTATAGACGAGCATACCATTGACGGCCGTCAGCGCATCGCGCTGCGTCGTTGTCAGCCGCGGCAGCGTAAATGCCGCAGCGTACGCACCCGTCTCGGCCTGGATATCGCCCAGCAGCGCCGTATCTCCGAAGAAAGCGGCGGCGTTGACCTGCCCACCGGTTTCCGACATCTACAGATGCGCGTCCAGCGCCATATGATCGAGGTCGTACTCAGAGAGGTTGTCGCCGTTGCTTTCCTTCCAGCGTTGCTTCCAGATGGCTACCGCCTCCGGTCCTCGATCTGAGATGCGCGACCCCGGCGACGGCACGTAGCCATCGACGTGGGTGACTTCGCCTATCGCCTTGACGGTGTTGCGCACCTGGCTGTTGGTCGTCACCGACTTACGTTCTCGCGTGTGGGTGTTGTCGAGGTCGAGCGCCTTGCGTATCGCCGCCTTCGTCTGGTCGCTGCTCTTGAGGATGAGCTGGGCGATCTGTTCCGGTGTGACCTCCGGCGCGGCGGCCGGTGCGGCCGGTACGGCCGGTTCAGCCGTAGAGACGACTTCAGCGATCTGGTCGGGCAGACTCAGCTGCTGCTGCTGTTTAGCCATAGAAGTACCTTTGCAAGCGTTTAAACGCTCTCTTTGTAGTTAAGGGGGCGGCGCCATGACGGCCACCGCCCCGATAGATGTGCTAGTCGCCCAAACCGTGAAGCAGTATCGGACACGGCTTCGACGTTGCGGCAGCACCCAGAGCCTGGCCGACTATCCTCTCATCGGCTCCAGCATCACTCGTTTGAATGGTGCCGGCCGTTGAATCGGACAAAGCTACGGTGTCACCTAAGACAATGGCCGCAGCCGCTTCAGTCAGTGCAAAAGCGACGCCGGCAGTTTGCAGCCAGAAATAATAGGCAATTGTAACAGCCATTGGCGCAATACCTACAACACGGTCATAGTCCGTATCACCCGTACCAACAGTTGCCGTGATGACGCTGCTATATGGGTTGGGTGTGATGATGTAATCGTCGCTACTGGCTACGGCCGTAACGATACCGTCGTACAGTGAAAACGTCACCGAATTACTAGAGGCTGCCGTATTCCCTTTGATACGGTATTGCTCCAGGTTGGTGATGTTTCCGAAATACGCGCCGGCATAGAGGTCGGCGGTGGCACTGCCCAGCGTAGAATCTGAAACCGTGATCGATTTCGCCCCTGCGCTGGCCGCTGTAAAGGTACCATTGATATCTGCCGCTATCAGCTGAACGCTGTCAGTAGATACCACCTTGGCAGCGGTGATAGCCGCTACCGCCTTGCTATACCGAAACGCACGACCATCCTCAAACTGACGCTTAGTGCCAAGAGGATATTCCTGCGTGGACGACTCTGCATAGATTCCCTGCGGCGTACCGCCGGTAGCACCGGAGATCAACCCTAAAGAATCAGTCGATGCGTTGTTATAGCCTGTTCCCAGGCTTTGGCTTCCACTAGCCATTGTTCACTCTCCTTTGCCCGTTTCTAGGCTCTGAAGCCGCATTGGCTTGCGGCTCGGATAAGAGTGCGTTTAAACGCGTTGCCCGTCGCCGGACGCAGCGTTTAAACGCGCTTTGTTGTTTAGTCGTTGACGTTATATACTACGCCCTGACGACGACGATTGTTGGTGGTGATTTGCAGGCCGACAATTATGAAGGCGACCTTCGCCATCTGGTTGGCCGGCTCTTTGAAATTAGACTTCGCGAAGTTCATACCGGACTGCATATGCATCTTGAGATACTTGGTGTTCAAGAAGTAGATGCGGTCGGACGCGCAATCGCGGTCGTACTGCACCGGAATGCCTCGGAAGGACGGCAGTCGGCCGTCGACACCAGGCTTATCTTTGCCGGTCAGGCGCTGATAGCCCGTACCTTCAAAGATCTCCTCGTAGTCGGCGTAGATGGCGTTGCTGGTGAAGACGTTGGTCGGCTGTTCATTGCCTTCCGACACCGCGTTCCACAGCGTCGACATCCGAATCATGCCCTCGTAGAAGTTGGTATTGACAATCGTCTTGAACGAGGTGTCGGCCGTAGCGTTCTCGGCTTTGTTTTTCCACCAGGTGTTGCTGCTGACAGTGATGCCGCCCAAGGTCGTCGGGCTAGTGCCAGGAGCATCGGCGATGATATCTTGGAAGCCCAGTGGCGCTTTGCCGGTCTGCGCGGAGTAGAGCGATGCGTTGATCTGATCTCTCAGGGTAAGCATCGACTGCTCGGTCTTGGCGGCGAGGAGCTTCATCGCGGCGTCGGACTTGCGATTTTCCATCTCCTCGGTGTAGTTGATCGTGATCGGCACCGCCGCATAACGGAACGGATAAAAAGCCGCCGTAATACCGTCGATAGCGTCGGTGTTGAGAACATCGTATCCGCTGAAGTACTGGGCTGAGTTGCCCGAGTACATCAAGTCGGCCTGGATCTCTTTTCCACCGTTGTCGGTGACCAGGGCGCCGCCGCTGCGGAACATATCGAGTGTGGGGTACGCGTCGAAGAAGTTGTCGGTCAACTCCTTGCGCTTCGCCCTCATCGTCAGGGTCCAAGCGGCATCCCAAGTTTCAGTGGTGCTGGTTGCTGCCATGATTGATTTCCTTATTCAAATCCTAGACTGGTTAAACCCGACAGTACTTCGTTGTCGGATAACGAGCCGCTCTCTTCGCTGGCGTCGACACCCTGCGTCTGACGCACCGCACGCTTGCTGCTGCGCTTCGCCTGCGAGTTCTGATCGCGCAGGTCGGCGGCGTTTTGCGCCGTCACCCCCGCGTGCAGTTCGTAGGCTTCTTTCACGCTGTACGGCTGACCCGTGTTGGGGTTGTTAATACGGGTCGTCGCCACGATCTGGTCGGTGTAGCGGTCCAGGTCGGGGCCATACTGCTCTCGCGCCTCCTGCACCTGCTGGCCGATATACGCGGTCTGCTGGTTCTGGACGAACGAGTTGGCGTGCGCCAGCTGCGTTTGCAGCACCTGCACCTGCTGCGTCAGCCCGTTGATATGGCTGCCGACCTGCTCATGGACGATCTGCTGCACGGCGTCGATGCCGCGTGCCTCCTCCTCCGACGCGTTCTGCCTCATCTGATCGATGGGGCCGGGCGGCGCCGGCGGGGCGGCCATCTGCTGTACCCGCGAAGCCCATTCCTGCCGTTCCTGGGCCAGCTGGTTGCGCTGATCAGACAGATCCTGCGTGGTGCGGGTAAACTGCGCCTGCAAGTTCTTCGCCAGCGGTACGAGCGGTTGGTACTGCTCCGGCACCGACTGTAGATCGGCCCGTAGCCAATCGGTCTGCGCCGGATCGAAATCCGATGTGTCGCTGTCAGAGTGTCCAGCGTCGTCAGATGGGGCCGACAGCGAGGTAGTCTCCGTCAACAGCTCTACGCTGTCTTCAGAGGCGCTCGACTCGGGTGCCGCATCGTCGCTGCCGGAGTCCAGACCCAGAATCTCGGACATTGGTTGCTTACTCCATGGTTGCCTGCTCGGCTACAGCGAGTGCCTCGGCGGGGGTGTTGCCCCAATAGACGGGGTCGCTGGAGCGTGGAGTAGGATGGGTCACATCACGGGTGATGTGGTTGCGTGAGCCGCCGACAGGGTCGGATGACTCAATGACGTTGTACTTCTTCATTAGGCGCTGCTTGTGCCAGTAATCGGTGACGACACACCCGAAGCCGGCGTGGTACTTGCCGTACATACCCGAGTGGTCGTGGTGGATGCCGTTGATTTTCAAAAAGACCATCGGAGCATCCTCGCCGCAGTCGTCGCAGACCACCGCCTTCGTCACCTCTCGATGCGAGAGGAAGGCGACATCTTCATGCAGGCGGCCGCAGTCGCGGCATTCGTAATCGTGTAAGATCATAACCTATCCTTGTCCCGGTGCGCGTTGAACCTCCTGGCTCATCTCCTGGGCCTGGCTCCGCACCAAGCTGATGATGCCCCCCTCCGACTCGCTGCGCTCTGGGCCGCCGCCGGGGGCCTGGGGCCGCGCCCCCTGCGCCATCTGCTGCAAGTACTGCTGATGCTGGGCCATGTGCTGCTGCGCCGACTGCATGATCTGCTGCTGCTGCACCGGCAGCATCTGCTGAAACTGCGGCAACTGCTGAAGCTGCTGATGCACCTGGAGGTGTACCTGGTGCTCCTCCTCCGGTGTGACGCCGGGGTCGCCGCCGACCATGAGGTAGGCGACATTCTCCAGGTTGGCCGCCTTGACGGCGTCCGCATTCTCGCCCTGGGCGAGGTACTTGTCGGCGTCTTGCACGCGGAACGCCTTGAGCAATCCCTTGATGGCCTCGAGGCGATTTATCTCCGGCAAGTTGTTGATATAATTAAAAAGCTGCAGGGCATCCTCGCGCTCCAGCTGCTCGGTCAGCGGCTGCATACTGCCGGCGACGATCTCGACCTTGTAGCGGACGCGCAGCAGGTCGACCGAGACGGCCTCGAAGACGGGGTCTTGGGCATCCTGGGCGACGTTGACGAGGAAGTTCTCCGGCGTATACCGGGTATCGGCCATCATCCGTAAGGCATTGCGGACAATAGCCTTATAAGTATCCGCGACGCGCAGCTGCATCCACTCTCTGTTGATCTGCGAAAAAGAAGCCTGTAAGCTCGCCTGCGTCGCCGTCACCTTGGGGCCGCCCCCCATCGCCAGCTGGCTGACGTTGAGCGACTGCTCCTCCAGGTTATGGGCCGTATTCTCCAGGCCCAGCTGATCGGGCGGCGGGGCGCCGAAGTTAAGCTCCTTCATGCTCGTGTTGGGGTCTTCAACCCAGATGATCTCGCCGTCGCGCCCTTCCTCCAGGGTGTCGCCCAGATCCTGGTTGGCTTCGCGCTCACGTCGCGACGCCAGGACGATGCGCTGGAATCGCTTGAGGAGGTCGGCTCTACGGCTGACGCTCTCGACGATCAGCTTCTGCGTGTCGTTGATGTAATTCATCGGCGGCTGGCCGTAGAAACTCCGCTCAGTCTGGTCGAACTTGAGGGCGTGGTACGGGAAACCCCCGTCGACGAGGTAGCCCCCGGCTTTGCGAAACTCGCCCGTCATCATGGGCTCACCCGTGAAGGGGTCCGGCTCGGTCACCGCCTCCATCGCCAGCATAGGATGGTCGACCTCTTCAATAGGCTCCTTGACGCCGGCGGCGAAGGTGATGGGCTTCTTGTGCATCCGGTCGTGGATCTCGTACAGCACGACCATCTCGCCGCGCTCCTTGCTTTGGGTGACGGCCTCCTGCTCGTCGGAGTGCGCCGCATCCTCGAAGTCGGTGATGAAGCCCTCGCCGCCCGTCTCATCCTCCGACATCGCCTGTATCTGGCGCCGGTTGACGAAACGCTTGTCCTCTTTGGCGAACTCCAGCGGCACCAGCATCTTCTCGATGATAAACCGGGCGTGACTGAGCTTATGCGGCGGCGTCAGGGGGTCGAGGAAGATATTAAAGGGCGAGACGCGGGTGACATACGGAAAGTCGTCCTCCATAGAGTCATTGACGACATAGGGGGCGACGATATCGTCCTCACCGGGGGGGTTGTAGCCGAATTTGATCCACCCGACCGAACAGAAGAGGGCGTCAAAGATAGCCTGCTGCACCTCTCGCTTGGCGTCCATCTGCTCCAGGGCGGCATTGGCGACCCGCTCCAGAATGTCGGAGATGAACTGCCGCTGCGGCTCCTCCACCTTGAAGTAGACGTGAGGGTAGTTAAAGCTGACCGACGCGATGATCTGCCGCGCCAGGGGGTACATCCTCGAGATCTTGACGATCTTATCGTCACCCAGCCCCGGCACGTCGAAGTCCAGGTCGTAGGTCTTGAGCAGATTGCGCCACACCTTGTGCCGCGCACGCATATACTTGCGGCCATTCTCGATGCAGCCCGTCCAGAACTCGATGTCTTTTTGTTTCATTCGCGCACCCTACAGCAGGCTGCTACTTCTTGGTTTTGCCTGCCTTGAGGTTGTCGGCGCCGGCCGGCATGGCCTTGACGCGGGTCTTGTTGGACTTGGGCTTTGTCTTGCTGCTACGGGGTGTGCCATTGAACTTAGCCATTGTTTTTCCTAGCGTTACGCCGACCGGATACAATGCTCCGACGGCTGTGGTCATGCGTAGGCATAGCGGCCACTGCGGCGGCCGCCGTCCTTCTCGATCCCATCCATGAT